AGGTTGCGCGGATCAAAAAGACCCCTATCGGCTGCCTGCCCGTAAAACCGAGCGAATTAATCTGCGCTTCCCTCGGCCTGATGTTTCAGTGGCGGCGATTCAGAACAACATCGTTACAAACAACCAACAAACCGTTATACTTTCTACTGAAGGCAATACCCAAACGCCCGAAAACAATGGGAATCTTGACGGAATAGCGATTTCACCATAATGGCTAATCAGACTATCACGCAGTTACCCGCCGCGCAAGCACTCACCGGCACGGAACTTGTACCCATTGTGCAAGACGGCGGTACCGTAAAAACCACGGTGGCCGATATCGCCAACGCCCCTACGCTGACGTTCAGCTTTTTGACGGCTACGTCAGAAGCGGGCTTGCCCGATTCGCGGCTTTTGGCTACGTCGGGCAACGGGCTCACGCTAACGGACAACGGCGGAGGGTCAACGCTCGATATAGCCTTGTCGGGTGCGCCGGCGAGTTTGATATCTTCGGGCAACGGTATTCAGGTCAAAACTAATTCAACAACGCTCGCGGCTCGTTCAGTTGCGGTTGGGGCGGCGGGTTTGAGCGTTGCCGATGGCGACGGGGTGGCGGGCAACCCTACAATTTCACTCACGGGTATGCCGCTGTATTTGGCGCAATCCACAGGCGTAGGGTTGCTGACTCGCACTAGCGGAAACAGCGTTGGGGTTGTGACGCTGCTTGGGACGACGAATCAAATTACGCTTTCGAACGGATCGGGCGATGGTGCAGATCCAACGGTGGCGTTAGCTCTGAATGCGGTTTTGCCGGGCCAAGCGGGTATTGTGTTACCTAAGGGCTTAACTTCAGATAGGCCGGGGCTTCCGACCGAAGGAACGCTTCGGTACAACACACAAACTGCAACTTTTGAAGGTTACACTTCATTCGGTTGGGGCGTTATTCAGGCCGGGTCTGGGGTGACGTCTTTTAGCGGGGGCGGCACAGGGCTGACGCCGTCTTCCCCCACGGCGGGCGCAATTTCATTAAACGGCACACTAATCGGCGCAAACGGCGGAACGGGCGTAGTCAATACAGGTAAAACGATTACTTTAGGCGGTTCGTTGACCCTTTCCGGTGCGTATGATTTAACGCTTACGCAGACCGGCGCAACTAATGTGACGCTTCCAACCACGGGAACGCTTGCAACGTTGGCGGGTTCTGAAACGCTGACCAATAAGACAATCAACGGTCCAGACAACACGCTTACAAATATCTCTAACTCAAGCCTTTCGAACTCCTCAATAACCATTAACGGCTCCTCGGTGAGTCTCGGGGGGTCGGTTACCGTTACAGCTACTGCATCCAACGCGTTAACAATCGGCACAGGTCTAAGCGGCACGAGTTACAACGGATCAACCCCAGTAACAATTGCAATCAGTAATACTGGGGTGTCGGCTGCAAGTTATGGCACGGCTTCCGCAGTGCCTACGATTGCTGTAAATGCGCAAGGGCAGATCACAAGTGCTACGGATACTGCCATAGCGATTGCAGCGTCTCAGGTAACGTCAGGCACGCTTGCTATTGCTCGTGGAGGCACAAACGGCTCCGCAACACCAACCGCAGGGGCGGTGCCTTATGGAAGCGGAACGGCGTATGCATTTTCGGCTGCAGGCAATGCTTCAGAGGTCTTGCTTTCTGGAGGCGCGGGTTCGCCAACTTGGGCTGCGCAGAGCACGCTTTCCGTAGGAACGGCGACCAACGCGGTAAACATCGGCGTCACAGATGACACTTCAACCAACGCAACGATGTATCCGGTTTGGGTAACGGCTAACACCGGCAATCTACCGGCTAAAGTTACTTCAACGAAGTTGAGTTTTAACCCTTCGACGGGCATTCTGACCGCAACTGGCGGCGTTGCTGGCGGCGCATTTTAAGGAATAAATATGGCACAGGCAGGCTTTACCCCCATTCTTATTTACGCCAGCGGAACGGCTACGAATGTTCCCGCAGCGGGAGATCTGACAAGCGGCGCATCGGGTGCGGAGCTTGCGATCAATTACGCTGACGGAAAGCTCTACTACAAGGATAGCGGTGGCAATGTTCAGCTTATCGCTTCAAAATCCGGAGCCAGTGGCGATGTTGTTGGTCCGGCAAGCGCCACCGACAACGCAATTGTGCGTTTTGATGGCACAACGGGCAAACTGGTTCAGAACTCTGTTGTTACGATTGCAGACTCAACGGGTGATATTTCTGGGGTTGGCCAGCTTAATGCGACGACGGTCGATACCACCAACATCGAAGTCACCAACATCAAAGCCAAGGACGGAACCGCAGCGGCAAGCATCGCTGACTCCACAGGCATCATCACGGTATCAACCCAGTTGCAAGTGGATAACATCAACATATCTACCAACACCATTAGCAGCACAGACACTAACGGCAACATCGTACTGGCCCCGAATGGCACGGGTGACGTTCAGCTTGATGCGGACACCGTTCGCATTGGAGACTCCAACGCCAACGCTACGCTCACGACCAACGGCACAGGCGACCTGATCCTGAACACCAACGCCGGAACCAACTCAGGGTCTATTACGATTGCGGACGCTGCCAATGGTGATATTTCCCTTGCCCCCAACGGCAATGGTTCCGTGGTCATTACGAATGCGGGTACGAGCAACGCACTACGCATCACGCAAACCGGATCGGGTAATGCAATTTTAGTTGAAGATAGTGCTAATCCTGACGCAACGCCTTTTGTAGTCAACGCGGATGGTTTCGTTGCTATTGGATCAACAACCGCACCAGAAAGATTAAATCTTGTTTCTGATGGAAGAAATTTTTTTACTCTTACAAGAGCAAGCACAGACTTAAATCAATCTGTTATTGCGTTTAGAAAAGCAAGAGGAACAAATGCATCTCCAACAGTTGTTTCTTCAGGAGACTATGTTGGTGATTTTCAGTATTATGGATACGATGGGGCTAGCTATATCCAGCTAGCCGGAATCCTTTCCGGTGTAGATGGCACCCCCGGCACCAACGACATGCCTGGACGGTTGGTATTTAGTACCACCGCTGATGGTGCTTCATCTCCGACTGAGAGGATGCGGATTGATAGTGCTGGGCGAGTAGGGATTGGGCAGACCCCAAATGATTCAATGATTTTAGGACTTACCGGAACGCCAGCAGCAGCCTATAGTTATGCGGTACAGAATAATCCGACATTTCAAAGCACCACAACTCAAGAAGGTGTTGGGTATCTTACAAGTCTAAAAACGGCGGCTGCTTCTTTTACTCTTGCTCTGATGCAACATTTCCGAGCAATTCAAAGCACTATTGGTGCTGGTTCAACTGTAACTAACCAATATGGGTTTTTTGCCGACTCCACCCTCACCGGCGCAACCAACAACTATGGTTTCTTCAGCAACATAGCCTCCGGCACAGGACGTTGGAACTTTTACGCTAACGGTACAGCAAGTAATTTCTTCGGTGGCAACACAATCATCAGCGTCGCTGATAACACCAACGCAGCTTTGAGGATTACTCAGACTGGTACAGGCGATGCAATCTTAGTTGAGGATAGTGCTAATCCTGATGCGACTCCGTTTGTTGTTGATGCAAATGGGCTTGTGGTTGTTGGGCATACTTCTGCTATTCCTGCATACGGATTCAACAATCAATTTGAAGTTTTAAGCACCTCAAATTCTTATCAGTTAAACGCTGCATTCAGAAATGACGCATTTGCTCCTTTACTGACAATAGCCCACTCTAGAAACGCTTCAATCGGATCTCATACTGTTCTTCAATCTGGGGATGAAACGGGGACACTTGCTTTTGCTGGATCAGATGGAACTGCGTTTATCCGAACTGCTCAGATTATTTCAGCCGTAGACGGCACCCCCGGCACTAATGACATGCCTGGGCGGTTAGTTTTCGGCACCACTGCTGATGGCGCAAGCAGTCCGACAGAACGGATGAGGATTGATAGCTATGGAGCGGTAGGGGTTGGAACTTCTAGTCTTACTGGATGGAGCCTGCGGGTTGGTAAAAATATAACAGGTGGTACTTCTAGTTTTGGTGTTGGGTCTGATGGCAGCATCCAGTCTGGCGTTACATCTGCTGCCCGTATGTTCATTAGCCAACCTAGCACTGCTGCCGCATCATTTACTCTGCCTATTCTTGATCATTACTTGGCAGCACAAGGAACAATTGGTGCGGGTTCAACTGTAACTAATCAGTATGGCTTTAGTGTAACTAGCACCCTCACTGGCGCAACCAATAACTACGGCTTCTACAGTGACATCGCTTCTGGTACAGGGCGTTGGAACTTTTTTGCTAACGGGACAGCGGAAAACTACCTTGGCGGCAATCTAAAGATTGGTGGTACTGCGGCCCGTGCGACAACGGCAGGAACCAATCAGCTTGTGCTTTTTGACGGTACCGCACCTGTTGGAACCCTGACTAATGGCGTATCGTTTTACTCAGCTTCGGGTGAAGCAAGGGTGATGGATTCAGCGGGCAACTCAACCCTACTATCCCCTCATGATGCCGAAACAAATGAATGGATTTATCATTCAGTCCACACCCCAACAGGTAAAAAACTGCGGATTGACATGGAAAAAATGATGCGGTTTTTGAATGAGCATTTCGGCTTAGATTTCATTCACGAAGAGTAGTTTCAACTTTAGGAGCAACATATGCCTACGCTAAACGTAGAACTCACGCAAGACCAGTATGATCGCTATAAGGCTGGATTCAAGAAGCTGCAAAAACTTGAAGACGACCCCACGGATGAGCAGCTTATCGCTCAACTTAAACGCGAAGCCTCGGCCATTACTTATGCGGCTGAGACAAACCCCAACGAAGACGCTGGTTGGAAATTCTAAGGAGCCTTGAACATGCAACAAAAGCAACCCGTACAAACCACCCTGAGCCTGACGCTTGATGAGGTCAACGCTGTATTGACTGCACTGGGCAAAGCCTTTTCATACATTGAAGCGGTGGGTTTGATTGAAAAGATCAAAGAGCAAGTCATCCCGCAGTTGCCCGTTCCCACACCGCAAAGCGAAACGGAAAAGGCTGAGTAAAAATGGGCGGCGATGACTTGGACAAGCGCCTGTCGGTGCATGAAGCGATTTGCGCCCAACGCTACGAGCAAATTGAAAAGCGCCTGGGGGATGGCAGCAGGCGTATGCGGCATATTGAGTGGCTGCTCTACATCACGATTGCAGCCGTACTGCTTGGTCCAGGCGTCGCGGCCATGTTTGTCAAGAAACTGTTAGGTATATAAGTGTTTGATATCCTTGGCGGCGGTCTTTTAGGTTCAATTTTTGGGGGTTTGTTTCGACTTGCCCCTGAGATTCTTAAGTTTCTTGATAAGAAAAACGAGCGGCTGCATGAACTGAATATGTTCAGATTGCAGACTGACCTTGAGAAGATGCGCGGTGAGTTTCGTGTGGAGGAAAAGTATGTTGACTACAGCATTCAGCAACTCGACACCATCAAAGCGGCCTTTGAGGAACAGAGCCAAACGGCTCAAGCAGCAGGTTGGTTTGTGGCTGCTATCTCTGCCTTGGTACGTCCAGGAATCACCTGGGCGTTATTTGGAATGTACGCAACTGTCAAGGCGGCTACGCTTGTTCTTGCGTTTCAAAGCAATGCGGTCTGGCATGAAGTAATACTCAAGTGTTGGGATGTTAATGATTTTTCTCTTCTTATGATGGTGCTTACGTTCTGGTTTGTAGGACGATCAATAGAAAAATATCAAAAATCGTGAACTATGATCAGCTTATCGAGCTTGTCCGAATCCGCGCCGATATTGAGGCGCAGTTACGGTTCATCGAAGAACAGCGTCGAGCCATCGAGGAGCAAACCCGAAGAATTTCCGAGCTCTTTGGATTTTGCGAAAAACCTTGCCAAGGAGGCTCTGATCAAACCGTTTGAGGGTCTCGCAAGGCGGCTGCCCGACGGAAGGGTATCAGCTTACCCGGACCCCGCAACAAAAGGCCACCCTTGGACTATTGGTTGGGGCGCTACGGGTCCAGATATCAACCCCGGCACCGTCTGGACGATTGAGAAGTGCGAAGAAGCGCTTGATCATCATATTGAGTATTTTGTGCAGAATTTGCTGAAAATGTCACCTAAAATCAAAAATGCGCCTCCGCGACGCATTGCCGCCGTAACGAGCTGGGTTTATAATTGCGGCCTAGGGAACTACCGAATCTCAACGTTCAAGAAGCGCATTGACGATGAAGATTGGAGCGGTGCCGCGCAAGAGTGTGTAAAATGGAACAAGGGTGCCGGTCGAGTTCTTCCGGGTCTTACGCGCCGTCGCGCTGCCGAAGCCGCTTTAATGAGGTGATGAACCATGAAAGACGTATGGGAAAAACCGCGACCTAAAGAGCTCGGAAAACCCAAATCACTCAGCCCGAATCAAAAACGAGCTGCAAAAGCGTTTGCAAAACGCTCCGGCACTAAGTACCCTTCGCTCGTAGCTAACATGGCGGGTGCAAAAGCAAAGAAAGGCTGATAACCGATGACTGCCGCCTATGTAATGACTTATGATAATTTGGTGACTGATGTGGCGCAGTATCTCGAGCGCACCGATACGGCTACGCTTGATAAAATACCGACCTTTATCGGAATCACAGAGCAGAAAATAGCCGCGCAGCTCAAATTGTTAGGCAATCTTACTGTGCAGGCTTCGAATTTTGTAACGGGTCAAAACATCATTGATAAACCGGCGCGGTGGCACAAGACAGTGTCTTTTAATTTGACGCTTGCCGGCCGCCGGCAGCCGGTTCTGCTAAGAACCTATGAGTATCTTCGCGAATATTGGCCTGACCCTGCGCAGCAAGATGTTCCAAAATTTTACGCCGATTACGACTACACCCACTGGATGATTGCTCCAACGCCGGACAGCGGCTACAGTTTTGAGATTCTGTACTATGAGCGAATACAGCCGTTAGATTCATCAAACCAAACCAACTGGTTTACGATATATGCCCCACAAGCCATGCTCTACGGATCGCTTGCGGAGGCTTCGGTGTTTTTGAAAAATTTCGACAAAGCAAAAGAGTACGGAAGTCAGTTTGATTTTATTATGAAAACCCTGACGGCAGAAAACAAGCTCCGTCTTGCCGATCGTCAAGCCGTCGCAATGGATAGCTAATCATGAGCTACAACAGTCCTTTTACGGGTAACGTTATTCAGCCGACTGATGTGTCTTACAGGGCAATTACGCTTTCAGCAAATCTTCAGCTCGAATGGCCTATAAACGGCAACGCCACCGATGACTACGCTGCCCGTATCATGCAAGTTACGGCTACTGGTGCGGGCTTTTCAATTTATATGCCGCCGGCTAATCAGGCTTCGGTTGGGCAAGATGCGCTGATTCGAAACGTCGGCGCGAATACGTTTACGGTAAAAGACTACGAGGGCGTAAACACAATTGTTACGGTTGCGGCGGGTGAGTCAAAGTACATTTACATCACCGCCAACTCAACCGAGCAAGGCTCTTGGGGCATTATAGCGTTCGGGGTTGGTACGTCGAATGCCGACTCTGCCACGCTGGCCGGTTACGGACTTTTGGCATCGGGGCCGACTTTAAATCAAAGTCACCCCACACTGGGGCTCGCAACCGGACAAACGTTCGCGGCGGCCGACCGCGCACAAACCTACATTTGGTCAGGCGGGGTGGGGTCAGCCACGTTGCCCGCCGCGTCGTCATTGGGTAACAACTGGTTCACGCTTTTGAAAAATAATGGTTCAGGGGCGCTTACTGTAAACACTTCGGGCGGGCAGTTTATCGACGGGGCGGTGAGTAAAACCTTCAACCCCACTGAGTCGGCGTTTATCGTGTGTACCGGCACCGAGTACGTTACGATAGGTTACGGGGTTAGTCAGACATTTGCGTTTAACGTGCTTACGAAACCCGTTACAACGGGCTCTTACACATTGACGGCTTCTGAAGCTAGCAACACTATTCAAATTTACACGGGCACGCTTACGGGCAACGTCACAATCGAGTACCCGCCCGTTAGCAATCTTTACGTTATTTCGAACCAGACCACGGCTGGCGGAAACACGCTGACGATAACAACGGGCGTAATCGGCGCTACGAGTGTTGTTGTTCCGGCGGGAGACCAGGCAACGGTATTTTGCGATGGAACTGACTTTTACTCTGCAAATACGGTCATTATTGGCGGCTCAACGTTCAGCATCAACAACGGAAGCGCCGGGTCGCCTTCGATTAACTTTCTTTCTGAAACCAACACCGGCCTTTACAGACCAGGTGCGGGGCGGTTTGGGATTTCAGTTTTAGGTTCGCTTGTCGCTGATGTAACCGCCACAGGGTTAGCCGTTACGGGATCGGGCAACTTTACAACGGGTGTCGGAGGGGGTGCGTTCTAGTGACTGCAAAGGTTTTTGCGCTTGACACAAAGCCCGGAATACAACGTGATGGGACTCTTTTTGATAAAGAGTTTTATGTCGACGGACGTTGGGTTCGGTTCCAGCGCGGGAGACCTCGCAAAATCGGAGGGTATCGGCAAATCACAGATCAGTTGGCTGGCCCTTCAAGAGGTATTTTTGTTGTTGTGCGAAACACATTCAACAACGTCTATAGCGGTTATGCTGATGGCCTTCAGGTCGTTCCCGTAAACAATAATGGTGTGGGTGCGGGGATCTCAGATTTTACATTTGCAGGACCTCTAGACACAGTTTCAATTCTAGACGGAGGCTCGGGCTACGCGAACGGAACCTACACCAACGTGCCGCTAAATTATGTGACTTCAGGCACGGGTTCGGCGGCTATCGGCACTGTTACGGTTGCGGGAAACACGGTTACGGCGGTCACTGTGACGGCTCCCGGAATACGCTATCAGCCCGCTGATCAGCTTACGGCTAGCGACGCGGACTTGGGTGGAGGGGGCGGAACGGGTTTCTTAATGCAAGTGGGTAGTGTTGATACGCCGTTTTTGGCATCAGATTTAAATTCTTGGCAATTTGACACATTTACAGACAGAAACGGTTCAGGTGAAAACCTGCTGCTGGCGCATCCGTCCCAAGATCTTGTCGACATAGATGACGAAACCGACACACGTCTCATGGCTTCGATCGTGGGGACAACTGTAATGTGGGCGGTTGGAATCTTTGCCGTAACTGACGTTGCGCTCACATCCGGAAGCGTCACAATCACCACCGCCGCAATTACGACTCAGGTTGGTGTGGGGCAGCTTGTGAAAGGTTACGGAATTCCAGCGGCAACGCGAGTTGTTTCTGTCGTTGGAACTGCAATAACACTCAGCAACGCTGCAACTCAAACGCTCGCGAACACAACGCTTACCTTTGACAACGAGGTTTTTGTTTCGGGTGGTGTTGTGTCGTTGCACCCGTATTGCTTTGTGTACGGTAACAACGGTTTGATAAGAAACTGTTCAAATGGAAACATTGACGATTGGGTCTCACCCGACGCCAACGAAGTAAACGTAGCAACGGGAAAAATTCTTCAGGGTTTGCCTGTGCGCGGCGGCTCGAACTCACCTTCAGGGTTATTTTGGTCGTTAGACTCTTTGATTCGAGTTTCTTACGCGCCGCAATCGTTAGGCGTGGCGGGCACGGCTAACTTTTCAGCCCCAACGTATTGGCGTTACGATATCATCACGAGTCAGTCTTCTTTTATGTCTTCAGCGGGTGTAATCGAATACGACGGGATTTACTACTGGGTCGGAACCGACCGTTTCATGTTGTATGGGGGCACGGTTAAAGAGATCCCCAATCCGATGAATCAAAACTACTTTTTTGACAATTTAAACTACAACCAACGTCAAAAAGTATTTGTTTCGAAAGTTCCGCGATTTGGTGAAATTTGGTGGTTTTACCCAAGAGGAAATGCCTCTGAATGCACCGATTGTGTCATTTACAACATACGGGAAAATGTTTGGTACGACACCGGCACCGCGTTAGGAGCAAGGCGCTCGGCGGGCTACTTTTCACAGGTCTTTCGTTACCCTATCAACTCAGGCACTGAACTCAACGCAACAAACGGGGTGAACTCGGTTTCTATATCTGACCCAGGAAGTGGTTACGCCGACGGCACGTATCTTTACGAAACGTTAACGGGCGGAACAGGCTCGGGCGCAACCGCAACACTTACCGTTTACGCCGGCGAAGTTATATCGGCGGTCATAAATAATCGAGGTTCAGGCTACACAGTAGGAGACCTGCTCGGAGCGACACTTGACGGCGTAGGCGTTGATTTTGAGTTAACTGTTGAAACGTTGATGAATTTTACATCGTTGTGGCAACACGAAATCGGTAAAGACGAAATCCAAGGCACAACGGTTTTAGCCATTGAGAGCTATTTTGAAAGCTCCGATCTGGGTTGGGTCGCAGGCGGTCCGTCTCAGCCTAGCCCCGTAGGAGAAAACCTTTGGTTACGTATTGAGCGGGTTGAACCTGACTTTATCTTAGAAGGCGAAATGCAGCTCTACGTCACGGGCAGACCCTACGCTCAAGAAAACGACTCAACCACTGGCCCCTATACGTTTGACGCTACGACGGGCAAAATCGACATGAAAGAGCAGCGTCGTGAACTACGCTTAAAATTTGTGTCAAATCAAGCCGGCGGCGACTACCAACTAGGAAAAGTCATTGTAAGCGCCGACTCGGGCGACGTTCGGGGATATTCAACATGACCGTGGCTCTGATTTATGACCCTCGTTATCACACGTTCGATTCGTGGGCGTGTTTGATGTGTGAGCTTTACGCGGCTCAGCAACTTGAGAACCCCGCCACAAGCACTGATTGGAAATCTTGGGGGTCAGGTTTAAAGGCAATTGACGTTTTTGCTAATGAAGCCATTCCAGAACCTTATCAATACGACGATTGGCAAGAGTGGGCCGAGGCGGTGATGGGTGCGATAAACGGGAGAACATAATGGCCTACACCCCAGAACAATACGCCGCTGCAGCTCAGTTCATACTTGCAAACTTAAATAACCCCGATCTTATTGCAAGCACTGCGAGCAGTTTGGGTTTATCAGCAAATGATCTTCTTACCGCTGCTCAAACGGTTGCTCCTAATTTAACCCTTGAAGATGTATCAGGGTATTTTAAGCAAGCCAATACAGCTTATCAGCCCCCTGCCGTAACAGGCGGGCTGCCAGCAACAAATGCAGGCGCATTATCAAATGATTCTGCTTCTACGAGTGGCGCACTATCCAATCAAGTCACTTCTACACCCTTAGGAGGTGACAAGGCAATCCCGACAGGGGCATTGCCAACTACAGACCTCACAACAAAAGCCGTCGATACTAAAGGGGCGCTATCTAATCAAAACGTCGCTACAACAACTCAAACGGCCTCTGGCCCTACGGACAATTGGATGGCAGGGTCTGCTTTTGATCCTTCTCTGATTCCTGCTGATTTCAACTGGCAGGTATATACAAGACTCTATCCAGACTTGGTAGCTGCTGGCATAGACACTCCGGAAGAGGCTAAACGCCACTACGCAATCTACGGTGCTAATGAAAAGCGCCAATTTGCACAAGAAACACCCAATGTTGATGCCGTCAAACAGCTTTACAGGGATATTCTTGGTCGAGAGGCCGATCCTGGCGGACTTTCTCATTGGGCGTCAGCGTTTGGAAGTGAGGTTTCGCCAGAAGAACGGGCGGCTTTTCAAAATGCGGCAGCCGCTGAGTTAGCGCAGAGAACTGCACCTTTGTCTTCTGTTACTTCTACGAGCACCCCTGCTCTTACTTCAACTGCTGGGGCGACGGTTGATCCTAGAGTTTTGGAAGTTAAAACTTATTGGGAGCAAACCACTGGTGATAAGACATACGGTGGGCAAACAGATGAACAAATATTAAAGTACATCACGGAAAACCCAACTACTTATAAACAAACCGTTGGAGAAGCCGCAGCCAATCTAAACCGAAGCAACACAATACGTGATGCGTTTTTATCTATTTACGAACACCCTAAGAAAAGCTCTTATGAAAAAGCGCAAGAGATAAAAGCGCTTGCTGCTAGTTCAAAGGTAAGCCCAACTGAAATAGCAAATGTTTTAGGGTTTACTGGGCAAGATGGCGTAGCGCTTTTGAATACGTTTTTAAATCAGCCTGATCCAACAATGGCTGCTATTAAAACTTCTGTTGCAAATATATATTACAACAAAGATCTTACCGATCAACAAAAAGCGCAGCAGATCAATCAGTTTGCATCCACAAACAAAGTCAGCAGGGATCAAATAGCTACTGCTTTAGGTATTAGTTCAGCCAATCTCAACACGTATCTTGATCAAGATCCTACAGTTATTAGCAGTTTGTTGGCGACAGCGAATGATTCTTCATATAAACCTGAAAACTATACATATGCAACCGATTCTGACGGTATGCAATATCGTGTTTTAAGTGAACAAGGTATTGCGGCACAGAGAGCAAGAGCAGATGCGGGCAGGCGGCTTGAAGCTCTTGGCTATGAATTGTTTGATCCTGACGGCCCTGCTTATACGGATGATTTTGGTACGGTGAATGAGAAACCAGCAGTGTGGCTATCACCACAAGAGGCAGCAAGAACAACCGGCACGAAAATAAATAATCAGTTAAGAAATCAGGCTTATGTTCAAAATACTGATTATCTTGCGTCTCAACTCAGCCCTCTTGCAAATCAACTGCGTCAAAAGTTGGATGCTGTGAACGCTTCTGGAAATTTAGTAGCCAATCAGCCAGCAAGATATTACAACGAAGTTGCTAATCGACTTACGCAACGAACAGGAATTACAGACTTAAATGATGTAGCCGTTAGAAAACTTGAAGGGCGTTGGATTGATGCCGGTGGAGACCCTCCTGTCTCATACTTCATACGTTCGGGCAGCAACCAAATAGAGTTGGATGACGAAGAGATTTACAGCAAAAAAACCGGACAAGTTTATGGACAAGGAAGTTTTATAAATCTTGGCACTTTTGGAAATCAACAAGATGAAACAAGTGCATTGTTAAGCGTTGGGCCGGACGGAAAATTAAAATTAGATGCTGGTTACGCGCATGAAGGCGAAGAATGGCGAGACTGGATTGCGCCACTTTCGATCATCACGGCGCCGTTTACTGTCGGCTCAAGCCTAGCGGCGCTTGGTGGCGCAGAAGCCGCTTTATTGGCCGCTGAATCGGGAATTGCTGCTGGTGGCTTAGGTGTTGCTGGTGCAGGATATGGTGCTGGAGCTTTAGGTGCTGGATCATTAGCATCAGCTATTACTTCACAACTACCAGCAGAACTTGTTGAGGCTGGCCGGACGCTTTACAACACGTTCAACACTGTTAAACCTTATATTCAGGGTGCTAATGCGTTTTATCAACTCTCGCAGGGAAACATTGCAAACGCGCTTTTAAGCGGGTTAGACGTAGCGGGTGGGGCTGGTATTGCTGGCGCAAAAGAACTCGGTCAAGCGTTAAGTGTTGGAATGGCAGCGAAAAACGGGAACTATCTTCCTGCTTTGCAAGCCTTTCTAAATCAAACTGGAGTTGGAGGCGAACTTGCTAATACGAAGATCGCTGGCAACTTTACTATTGGCGACGCAATAAGCGGTGCGAAGTTTATTAACGCAGCGCGTTCTGGCGACACGACACAGATCCTAACCGAACTATCTTCGCTAACCAAGAGCCAAGATCTAAAAGTAGCGGCTGCGGCTAGTAGTTTTATCAAAACGCTTGAAAACCCAAATGCAACGGCATTTGACATTGCCATGAGTGCAAATGGGGTTGCAAACGCGCTCAATACATCTGCATCAAAAGTCACTGGCGGGCAAGCCACAGTAACCGGCGGCACTGGAAACGACTCAGTCACTGGCGCTGCTGGAAATGATACGGTTACTGGCTCTGATGTAATAGACGAATACAACGTCACTGGCGATGGGGGAGCACTTAGCACCTTAACAGTAACCGGCGGTACTGGAAACGACTCAGTTCGCGGAGGTCTTTCAAGCACTTCAGTAACTGGAGGTACTGGAAACGATTCAGTAGCCGGTGCACTTGGAACCTTAACAGCAAGTTCTAACCCAACTGAAGATGAGCAAATCAGTCTTGCGCAAACCAATCAAACGATTAACAGCCTGCTTAGAGACTTTTCAGCCACAGGCTCCACGATTGAGCCAACGGACCTTGCAGATAGTTTAAGACTACTTAAAGACCCTTCTGGAAAACCTATAGCCGAGTCGGAAGTTACAAGACTTGTCAACACAGCGGTCATGAATCGAACGGGCGTCGATATCATGAACCAGTATTCAAAGATTGATCCGGAATTTGGTACGCCTGGTATTGAGCGCAAAACTGCGATTGATCGCATGGTTGCGGCAGGGTTTTCTTCAGAGCGAGCCAATAACCTGCTTAATGATATTGATGCACAAAATGCAATCAAATTAGAAAACAAGCTCAATGTTCAATCTGCATATAGTAATTTCATATCTGGCCAAGGCACTGAAAAGCAATTACGAAGCGCATTGACATCGGCTGATTACACCGACGCAGAAATCAATAATCTAATCACGCGTGGCAATGCGGTCATTGAAGGTAAAAGACTTACTACTGGCGAACAGGCTCAAGAACGTGCATCACAATTGCCAGACATTCGAGCAGAGATCGCTGGCAAGTCTAATTTTAATGATGCTTATGCGCTAGCCCGAGAAAAACTTGGTCCAGGTGCTACATTTACCTGGCAAGGTAAAGACTACGTTGCATCATCTGCAACTGAGCGACCTGACTTGACGAGCACAACGACAACAACAACGACAGGGTCGTCAACAACCGCATCACAAGCGGACACATCACAGCAAAACACAACACAAACTGCCCAATCGGGGCAAACTGTGCAGGTTGCTGGCCCCGGAGGAAGAACGTTTACGGTGAAACTTCCGCTTTCTCAGCAGCAAGTTGCTGATAAAAACGCAAGCGGCATGCTTTATAACCTTGATGCGGTGTTAGATGAGATTGGAAATAATTTATCAACGCTTGCACAAGCAAATCATCAAGCCGCCGTAAGTTATTTAAAAAACAACCCAAATAGTCCTTGGACGCAAAGCGTAAGCACAGCTTACGAAGCGGCGGGCACGACGATGCGCGACCTTGTGGGTGGTGGCGTGCTCGCTTTAGGTAATAAGCCTCTTGCGTTTGACATCATCAAAGGCGGTGAAGACCTTATTAAGCTAGGTCAGTCAATAGGAACCGGGCCGCAAGATTCGGCTAATTGGGAAGAAACAACACGACTTGTGCAAGCCACAACGGATCCTTTTGCGAAAATCGGTATTGTTGCAGGGCGCATTTTGGATGGAAATAGCGGTTTAGGGCGTCAAGTAGAAGTTGAATTGCGTCAGGAACTTCCAGGAATTTTCCTTGGTGGTGGCACCGTAAAGGGTGCGCTCGTAGCGAGCGGGTTGTTTGACGTAGGCGAAACCGGAGGTAGCGCAACAATCGAAGGCTACCAACAAGCTATCAATGAAGGCAAACCCCATGAGCAGGCTTTGGCAGAAGGGCGCAGAAGGGGTTTGGCTGAAGGCGCAACAGAGCTTGTAGTTCAGGCTACGCTTGGAAAAATTACTGATGTTGCGCTCGGGCGCGTAACTTCTCTTGGAGGAAAAGCCGCTACGCGAATTGGTTCAGAAACCGTTGAAGAGACGCTTCAAGAGGGTTTAGGGTCAGTTGCTGGCGACGTCGCAACCGGACGAGCGGTTGGCGCAAACTCAGCTTGGACCAAAGCGGTTTTAGGCGGCTACACAGGCAAAGGCACTGCGCTCACGACAGCGGGTGTATCAACGGCTCAAGATATTTCAGAAAGCTCACGCCCCCCACCCGGTTCAGACCCCGAAGCGGTTAGCCGTTCGCTCGGCACGATTCAAACGATTTATGGGGATTCAAAAGCTCAACAAGTCGTTAACACACTCACGTCATCTTCTGACTTAGCGGCTTCCGGGCAGCAAATCGCAACTAGCCTTTCAAACGTACTGGGCGATGACGCCGCTTCGACAATATCAAACAACTTAGTGGCGAATTTTGGATTAAGCAGCGCTTCAAACACCTTGCAAGGTCAAGGCGTCACATTAAATAACTTATCAACCGTCGTGGGGAAAACCGACGCTGGCAACAACATCACACTTGGTGATGCGCTGGGCGCTTCGATTACGGGCAATGGTCAGAAAGTTGCCGCCTCAACGGTAGTGGGTACAAAAGCCGACGGAACAAACCTCACGTTAGGCGATTTAGCGACAACGATAAAAACATCAACAGGAGCAGCCACAAGCGGAGCCTCTACTGGCGCAGTCACGGGTGATCTTACAACTGGGGCTACGACAGGCGCTACAACTGGGGCTACAACCGGCTCTACTACTGGAGCGACTACAGGCGCAATTACTGGAGCTACAGGAGCAACAGGAGCTACAGGAGCAACTACGGGTGCTACAACCGGAGCAACTGCTGGAGCGACGACAGGTGCTACAACTGGCGCGGGTACGGGAGCCACAACTGGAGCAACAACCGGAGCCACCACTGGCGCAACCACGGGAGCAACTGCTGGAACAGCTACAGGTGCAACCACGGGAGCCACAACAGGAGCCACAACGGGATCAACTACGGGTGCGACAACGGGGGCAACGACAGGGGCGACCACAGGAGTAACTACTGGAGCCACAACAGGAGCAACTACGGGTACAGCTACTGGAACAGCTACAGGTGCTTCAACTGGAACTGATACCGCCGGGTCAGTTGTTACCGATGTAAAGTCTGATACTACAACCGGAGCCACGGTAATAACGTCAACTGACGTGTCAACAGGCACTGATACGAAAGTAACAATCGGCGCAAATACCGGAATTGATACTTCGGTTGTTACGTCAACCGATGGGACAATTTCAACTGAAGTCAACACAAACACTGGTATTACAACTAACGTTGCAGTTGATACGAACACAAACCTAACTACAACAACAACGCTCGACACGAAGACGGGGGACGTTGTAATTACGGTTACGGATACGAAGACCGGCGACGTAATTGATAAAGAAGTTACAGTCGTCACCGAACTTAGCCCTGAAGAAGTTGCGCTGCTTACGGTTACGGACCCCCGCACTAAAACTCAAACCCCTACCGTTCGGCCACAACAGCAACCAGCGGCGAGCTCAGGTTTGCTGCTCGGAACCGCCTTGGCCGCTGCGAACCCTGAAGACTGGCTAGGGGGTAAACTACTAAGCAGTAAAGAACGCGATAAGTTCTACGACCCCCTTGCCGAGTTAAAAGCCCTTCAACAAGACTCACAACAACAAACCCAGCCCGAGCCGGCTGGAGCCTTAGCGGAGCGTGCGATGCCCGTCAAACCTTACTACTCATACGGTGAAGAACCCTCGATTGATGAAATTCTTGGGTTGCCCGGTGAAGACTCTTCAAGTTATAATGAAGAGGAAGAAGACACCGTACCCGTATTCAAGTCCGGCGGAAGGGTTTCTCCGCTCAACATCCAGATGATGTACGCAAAAGGTGGGCACACACGTGAAGACTTCCGTAGCGGAAAACATGTTGCGGGTCCCGGCGACGGCCAGTCAGATGATATACCGGCGTGGCTCGCGGATGGGGAGTTTGTGTTTCCGGCGGATGTTGTTAGCGCCCTGGGCAACGGATCAACTAAAGCCGGAACTGAAAAGCTCTACGACATGATGCACGAAATACGACGTCGCGCCCGCTCCAAACACCCCAAAGACTTACCGCCCCCGGCGTTGAAGTCCCCGTTAGATTACGTCAAGAAGGGTAGGTAACAAATCATGGCCGGTTTATTCGAAGGCTCAGCCCCAGATCCCGTCGAGCTCAGTAAAAGCTCGGTAACTAAAACCCCCGAGTACCTTACAAATTACCTCACGCAACTTGCGTCGGCGGGTATGGGGGCGCTCGGAACCGTAACACCCGGCACGCCGGCTTCCGGATCAACCCCAGGCACCCCGCCGACGGTAACGCCGTTTACCGGACAAAATTTGATTGCCGAGCGTCCTGATTTTTATAAAAATCTGATGACTCCGGCAGCCGGCGCAGACCTTCCGACTGCGGCTGATCTTACGCGTTATCAGTCACCGCTCGACACCGCCGCCACAACGGCGGCTTATGCTCAAGGGGTTGACGCCGCCGACATTAGCAAGTTTTATGACTTAAACCAGCAAGAAGTCATTGACGAGATGCAACGTCAGTCTGACATCAACGTTCAGCGTAATCTTCTTCCTGCGTTGCGCACTTTAGGTATGGGGGGTCTTGGCGGGGCTTCGGGTTCGCGGCGGACTTATGATATTTCTGGTCAGGCTTTAGCGGATGTAGCTTCGAATCTTCAATCGCAACAAACCGCCGCTCGCACCGCCGGCCTTAAACAAGCCATCGATGCCGCCCTACGCGAGCAAGCCACTCAGCAAGGTCTAGTGAGCGGGCTGAGCTCATTAGGGTCAACCGAGGCAACCGCTGCTCAAAACGCGGTTAAATCTTTATATGATCTTGGAACTGCAGATTTGGCGTATAAGCAATCTTTAATCGACGCGCCCGTAAAACGGGCTTTAAACGTTGCGGAAATCATGCGCGGTTACCAGTACCCCACAACGGTTGATGAAACAAAAGAGGAACTACCCACTAACTTTAGCCCCTCCGCATTGCAGCAAATTGCGGGTCTTGGAACATTGGTTGGCGCGGCGTTTCCGGCAGGGGGCGGCGGCCTTGGAAATAAAATTATTACCGGCATAGAAAACATTTTTAGCGGGGCTCAAAACCAATATCCTGAAATTGCGTACCCAGGCGGAGCTCCGATTGTTGACCGAAGCGAAGGTTAAGTCATGAGTACTTCCAAAGGCGCATTGCCCGTTTCTTATAACACCGAAACGCCGGGTGAAAAGAAAAGTCTTGAAGAGTTTTTACGCATTCAAGATGAATTGGAGCAGGCGCTCAACAATCGGCAACAGCTTTTTGACCCGGTCATGCTCGCTATGGCGCAGGGGTTTTTAGCGCCCACAAAGACCGGAAAGTTCGGCGAGGCGCTCGGCAATGTGGCCGCGCTGGTTGGCCCTGCGCAGCAAGCCGAAGAAAAGCGCAGACTGGAAAACATCGCTATGCGTCGTGAGTTAGCCGCCGCGAAATTAGGCGCTCAGCAAGCCAGTCGCGACGAAGCTATGTTGCGTGGGTTGATGGGCTCACCCTCAGCTGCGCCCGCCAGCCTTACGACCCCCGAAGGGGTCGGGACGCCCGCTCAAGCGCCTGCCAGTGCGCCGGGGGCTACGCCTCAGGCCGCCGGGCCAGCCACTTTAGCCCCGGAGGGTGCGCCTGTGGTGGGTGCGCCGCTAGCGTCCCGACCGGATGAGAAGATTCCTGAGGGGACGTTCCTTGACAAGATATCGCCCCAACAGCTCAGCGTAATGAGCATAAGCACCAACCCTCGGGTTCAGGGGTTCGCGAAAACGGTGCTTCAGTTGCGCGAAGATCAGCGCAAAAATTTCATGGTTGTAAACGGCAACATCGTCGACACCCGCACCAATAAAGTAGTTTATCAGGGTCCAGAAGAGCAAAAAGAAGCCACTTTCGCCGGCATTGAAGGCACATTCCGCATGACCCCCAGCGAACGCGCAGCAATTGTGAAAGAGATTGGGGCGCTTCCCCCAGAGCAACGCGACGCCCGGCTGCGCGAGCTGTTGAAAGGACTACCCACCTCTGAGCAGCTCGCCGCAAAAGCGGACCTTCTTAAGTCACGGGCTAAAGGCGAGGGCGAAGAAGAGCAAGCAATCATCGCGGCGGGCGCAGGCGCGTCAAATCAGATTCTTCCGGCGCGGTCAGTTTTGTCGTTCGCGGAAGACCCCAAACTCCGTGACGCTTTCGGCGTAACGTCTGAACCCACTGTCCTGAACGCCATTGCGGAGGCGGTTCGTGTGGGGCTTACGACGCCCGGCGGCAGCATAGGGTTCGCGGGCATCGACGAAGCCATAGCGAATCTCAAACTCACGCCCGAGCAGAAACGTGCCCGTCAGATGGTGGCTCGAGAACTGGCGATGCTTAACTTGGCGTACCGCCGAACTTATCTTCAGGGGCAGGGTTCAGTCTCAAATATGGAAGGCGAGGTCACGGCGCTGCTCGGCGGGTCGTTGTCAGACACCCCTGAGGCGTTGGCTGCTAAAGCTAAGTTGATCATCGCTCGGGCTGAGTTTGACAAAAAGGCCCGCGCAGGTTGGCTAAAGGCCCGTGAGCGCGGTGAGACAGTTTATCAGTTCAAAGACTCAGAAGGCTACACATCGGCGCTCGCCGAGCTTGATGAGAGAGCTAAAGAAATTCGAGACGAAATGATCGCCAAGGCCTCAAAGCGTCCGGGCGGAAGTCAAGCCAGCTCAACCGCAAAACCCTCCTCAGCCGCACCCGACCGCAGCGGCGCAACGGTTCAGGGCAGTAAAGGAGTTTGGGTCCGAGAAGCTAACGGCAGTTTGACTCTGAAAAAAGAGTAGAGCGATGGAAGACAAAAAACTCAGCAAACCTGAACGTTACAATAACCCTGGGGCGCTACGTCCGTTCAAGGTCATTTACGAAGGTCAGGTTGACGTTGACCCAGACGGCTTTGCTATTTTCGAGACTTCCGAAGCGGGTCGTCGCGCCCTGATCAAGCAGATTGAAACCCAGATTAAACGCGGCGAAAACACCGTAGACACTTTTCTAAACAGATACGCACCGCCGGGAAAAGAAAACCCGCCAGCCAACCGAGATAATTACCGTGTGGCTTTAGCCGAACATTTAGGGCTTAAAAGCACTGATCAACCGTTCCCTGAAGGCTCAACTGAACGCATCGCCGACGCTATTACTAAATTTGAAAGCGGCAGTGCATGGGGTAAACCTCCCGCAGCGTCTCAGGAGTCAGATGCGAAAGAAACCGTTAGTCAGCCCACGTTGGGTGAAAAGTTTTCTCAACTAGGCGAAGACGCTAAAAACCTCGCCCTTAAGACCGTTGAAGAATACCCCACCACCACTCGCGTTGTAAGTGATCTGATTGGTGCTGAGGCCGGACGGCGATTGAATGTAGCCGGGGAAATGGGTCGGCGGCGTTTTGTGCTTGAGAAAAGCCGCATGCAGGCCGCTGACCGGGCCGCTGCCCGAGCCGCAGAGCAAGCCGCCCGACAAGCAGCACAAAACGTTGAGGTTCTTCCCGCAACCTCCCGTCCCCCCGGCCCGGTGTCGGTTCCTGGTGCGGGGGCGGCCCCACCGCCCGGCCCAGTTGCTGCGGGGCCGAACGTCCCTGTGGGCCCAGCGGACGCGGGCCGAATGGCACCGGGGCAGACCGGGCAAATGGTCTACAACTACGGAAAAGCCGCCGGCCTGACTGATATAGAAGCCGCCCGCGCCCTCGACATGACTAAGCAAACCGGCGGCGTACATGACTTGTCGACGGGTCGGCGCGAAGGTCTGCAGCGCGTTCAGAGTATGTTTCCCGGTGAGCGGTATGTTGAAAATCCGCGTTTCGGCGGCCTTATGACCCCAGACTCAGGAGCCGGCGGCGGCCCTAGAGCTTCTTACGTTATGAACCAGCCCCCGCAGTCTTCCGCAACGCCGCTTGGCGGACCGCCTCAGCAGCCTACGCTTAGGGCGTTGCCTCCGCCTGAGCGTATTCCAAACGCCCCGATTGAGCCGCCGTTACAAGCTCAACCTTCCGCACCGAGCGGGCCTTCGGCGCTTTCTCAAGCGGCGAAAAACGTCTCACAGAACGTAAATGCGGGCGTTAGGGCATTTCCTGGGGTCGCAGGATTTTTAGGCGGCCTAGGGACGGTTGACTTGGGCCAAGAGGCTTATAGTCGTTTTTCGAAAGGCGACGCCCCAGGAGGCTTTTTAGCCGCTGCGGGGTCTGGGGCTTCGGCGCTGTCGTTATTTCCGTTCCCCGCAACAAAAGTTCCGTCAACCTTTTTAGCCATTGCTTCACCGTTGGCGCTTTACGCTTACGATAAGCTGAAGAATCGCGCCGTTTCTCAAGCCAAAGGATACGGCTCGCTGTTAGCCGGGGCCGAGCTCCCCGCACCGTCAATCTATTCCGGTTATTCGAATCCCTGAGTGTTGGGTGTCTCCTTGCCGCCTTCTTCAGTCCTTTCAAAGGCGGTTTCACCCTCAAGTTGAAAAACTTGAGGGTTTTTTCTACCTGTGCTTTGACATATAAAGCCATCGCGCCATGAGAAGCGCCTCAGCCCGGTCGACGTATTTCTTGAGGTTGAGCGGTGCTTCGGGGTAGGTTCTGATCGCGTACGCTCGACACAGCTCTTTATCAGAGCTCAGTTGAAAATACTTTTTCCAAGTCGAAGGCGTTACGTACACTACGTGAAGTCGCGTGGCGGAAACCGCTGCTCGAGCCACACCGAACGAATC